ATTAACAGATAATACAGATGAAACAAACCGATATAAAAAAGCTAATATCATATCTGTTGGGAACATGGTGGAAGTGGTTAAAACTGGGGATAGTATATACTATGATGCTGTTGCTGGTCATGATATTAGTTATAATGATAGTATGTACAGGGTAATACGCGCTAGAGATATAGTTATAGTAGAATAATTACTATTCGCTAAAAACGTGTAATCTCTATTAAAGAGATTATACACAAACCACAACCCAAAATCCTGGAACAAAAAATCAAAAATTAATTATAAACTAAAAAAAAATAAAAAATGGACAAATATTTATATTTTAGAGCCGTCGCTGATGAAGACAACGACGATGGCGATGGTGCATCAAGTGGTATAAATCCTACGTCGCTTATTATACCAGCAAAAAATATTACTGGTATTGGACCGGGGAATGGTACCACTTTATTAATATTTTTTAAAAGTGTAAGAAACGGTAAAGGTCATGCAGGTGCTTCTGAAGATGAAATAGTTCAAGATTCCGTAACACTAACAATTGCATCTCACACGCATAAAGCAATTACTGATACTATTATTAGAGCTATTAATTCTACTGGACCTAATTATAGTGATGGATTTATTGACGTATGTGATGATGTGACTACTAACGCGGCTGACGAAACTGTTGATGCGGTAAGATTACACTCAAGCATTGAAGGTATTGCTGATAACAGAATTGCAGTAGCAGCGGCATTGAGTTAATATTAATAATTAAAATTTAAAAATTAAAAAAATGGAAAAATATTTATACTTTAGAACTCAAGCTGACGAAGATAACGACGACGGGATGGACGACTCTGTGTATGTTAAAGCTAGTAGTGTTACTGGAATTTTAACAACAGCGACAAATAGACTTACTATATTTTTTAATAGCGTAAAAAATGAAGCAGGTAATGGTACAGATGATGAAAATGTTATATCAGATTCAGTTATTTTAAACGTTACAGTTGGTAAAACTAAGCAAGTAATGCAAGCAATAGTAAGAGCAATTAATAGTACAGGACCATTATATAATGATGGTATTATTGTAATTGCAGACGACGTTACAACAACTATTGGTGATGCAACTGTAGATGCAAAATACATTGATGAAGGTATTGTATCTTGTGGCGCTATTACTGTAGCTGCTGCATTATCATAGTAGTTTGAGATTAACTAGTCACGATTTACGTGATTTACAAATCCTTAAGTATTACAGGCTTGTTCGTAAATGGGCCTGTAAAACTTACGGGTTAACAGACGCTGATTTAGAACTTCTTATTTACTTAGATTGTAAAGGAAGATTCACACGTCAAGAATTTATCGACGGAACATATACCATGAGTTGGGATAAGAACCGTTGGGAGAAATTAAGGAGGAATGGTTGGATAGAAGCGTGGAGACACAGGAACAGAACAACCATCAAATACTCAGTATTCAAAACCTCCTTTAAGTGTTCACACTTAATAAGTAGAATATATCGTATACTTTTAGGGGAAGAAGATATACCTACTTCAGGAAAGAGTGTGTTTTTTACTAACCAATCATACACCGATAAGGTCATGAATAAGTCTATCGATGATATGATAAAAGATAATGAAAGATAATGAAAAATTTAGTAGGTGGCTTATTCGGCAAAATAGTAGATAATGCAGAAGGAATACTTGACAAAGTTATTACAACAGACAAAGAGCGTGATGAGGCAAAACTCGCGCTTAAAAGGGTATTACTCGAAGCCGAAAAAGAAGCTTTCGCGAAAGAAGTTGAAGACAGAAAGAGCGCTAGAGATATGTATAAAGACGATGCTTTTATTCAAAAGATACTTGCCACGCTCTTCACAGCAGCATACTTTGGATTAAGCTTTATGATGTTTAGATACTTTGTAATGGGTGATATTGAAATGGGTGAGTTTGAAATAAGCTTTATATCAACAATATTTGGTGCTATGAGCGCTAAAGTAAATACGGTTGTCGATTTCTTTTT